GTGTGAGGAGGAGGAGGAGGGGCGGCGGGATGGGCGCGGAAGTGAGTCGAGGAATGGGAATTGCGGGCGGGGCGGGTTTTGATGGGCGGGAAAGATTTCGATAGGAGTACGAGGAAGTCATGAAAATACCGGGATACTTGAGCCCCGAGGAGAAGCGGCGTCTTCTTGCTGAGGAGAAGGCGCGGGCGATAGCGTTGACGCCGGCGGGCCGTCCGGAGAAGAAGGCGATGGAGGAGGTTTTGCGTCCGGCGACGGAGGACAGCAGTGGTCTTATCGACGGTGGACCGCTGTCGAAGGTGGTTGATGGGCGGTTTCCGGAGGGGACGATCGTGCGGGCACGGTTTCAGTATTTGATGGGGACATTTGGCGGGGAGGACGTGTCGCGGGAGGAGGAATTGGACCGCATCGCTGATTGGTTGTCAAAGCAGGGGTATCTACTTGGCCCGGAGGATGTGAGGCGGTGGCATTCCTTGCGGATGCCTGATGGAGTGGATTGGGACGTTTTGCGGGAGAGTTGGGATGGACGCATTGTTAGCGGGCGGTCATATCCGTTTCCGGATGACGCAGAGGAGGACCTTTGCCGGCGCATTTTGGCGGAGGCCGTGCATATCATGAGCATTTGCACGGCGAGTCTTCGATACACGGACTTATACGACGAAGACGGGAACCCGGTGAAGCAATTGTATACGTCGGAGGGGGTAGCGGTACCGGTGGGGGGCTTGAAGCCGAAGAATTTCGCGGATGTGAAGAGCGCGTGGCAGGTGGCGAGCGAATTAGCGCAACAGCAGGTGGACAGGTTGAAGAAGATCCTTGAGGGGGACGTAGCGCGGGAGAAGATGGTGGCGCAGGTGGCGGCGGAGGTATTGATGGCGATCAATCCGACGCCAGAGCAGATGGCGAGTTTGCGGGAGATGATAGAGACGGGTCGTGTGGGAGCGGAGGGGGCGGAGAAGGAGGCGGAGATGGCGACGCGGATGCTTGCGGCGTCTAATCGTGCTACAGGAATGGCCATTGCTGGGGCTGAATCGGCTCAGGACGGGTTTTTAGAGGAGGAATGGGTAGAGGGCGCAGACGAGGATTTTCAAGCGCTCCTGGACCGCGAGATGGCCGAATACGGGGACGTGGTGGACGACGACGACGACGACGTAGACGACGACGAGGGCGACGAGTGAGTGTAAGTATAGACCTGCGGTTTGGCGCGTGCCTGGAGCGCATGCTCACCGACGACGTGGCGACCGCTCATCCGACGCAGAAGCCTGTGGAACTCATGCAATAGTTGCTTGCCGTCGTGCCGCCGGTCGGCACCGTCCTCGACCCGTTCATGGGCAGCGGCACCCTGGGCGTCGCCTGCGTCGATACTGGATACAACTTCATTGGCATCGAGATTGACCCGGGGTACTTCGCAATGGCGGAAACACTGCCGCTGACGGACGTATAACCATACCACCATGTCCGCGACACTGCGCAAGACGAAAATCTCACCGGAGCAGCCCCGTTTCCGAGCAAAGCCCTGGCAGCGACGCTCTTGGAATGCCGATAATCTCACGCCCTTGCAGCGCGAATTGCTCGAAGATATCGCCCGCGCTACTGGGCAGGCGCAGGAAACCTTGCCAAGCCGCACTACCTACCGGCGCTGGAAGAAATCCATGCGCCTGCCTGGGCGTCCTGGCATATTTCGGAGGATGCGGTCCCTCGGCTATGGCTCCATGGATATCTACTGGGCTATCGAGGAGCTTCTCGGAAAGGTATTCCGGGAGGCCCTCATCGTGGAGGTCCCTTTGTTTCTGGGGAAGCGGATTCACAAGGTCCATCCCGCCGTCGCGAAGGTTGACTATCTCCTGACCCCAGCGGGAAAGAATATCGTGCGCCAAGTGGTTCCCAAGGAGGTTATCTCTCCCAAGCACCTGCGCAGCCGCGGGACCCGCAGAAAGCGCGCGTACTTCCGAAGCAAAATCGCCGCGCGGCGCATTATCGGAGCCGCCGTACTCAAGGAGACCCCCATGGAGATGCAGAAACAAGCCGCACCGGCCAACCCAAGGACCCTTGCGGCTGCCTTGCTTGCCGCCACCGACTATGTCGAAAAGCAGCATATCGTCACCGTCTTGCGGGATGCCGCCGAAAAGGACCCCGTGGAATGGTGCCGACAGGTCAAGTGGAAGGTGGAGACCAAGGACAAGGGCATCCAGGTCTTTCAACCGTGGCCACATCAGAAGGCCATCATGCGCATGTTCGCGGACAGCAAGAGCGCGGTCATCCCGAAGTCGCGCCAGACCGGTGTCACCACCTGCATTATGTCCGCCGCCGCCTGGGGGCTGCTGTTCCGCAAGCCACTGCACATGCACGTCGTCGCCAACAAGGAAGAGGTGGCCGTCGAAAGCTGCCTCAACATCGCTAAACTCGGCCTGGAACTGGCCGAACTGCCCGTGGAGATCCGTCGCAAGCTCTCCCTCGGCGGCAAGTTCACCACACACATCAGATTTGAGGGGCCTGAGGCCCGCAACTACATCCGTGCCCATGCCTGCACCCCGGACGTCGGGCGGTCCTTCGCCGGGAACACGGTGCTCATGGAAGAGGTCGCCTATATGCAGTGGGCCCGCGAAGCCTACCTCGGCCTCGGGTCAATGATCGAAGACGGTTCCGCTTGCGCTTGGTTGGTCAGCACCTACAATGGCGAGGGCGACTTCTTCTGCGAAATGGTGGACAATGGGCCGGCCATGGGCTTTGAGGTCATTCCCATCGACTGGCGTGCTCGTCCAGGACGTGATGAGGAGTGGAAAATACGAACCATCGCGAAACTCGGGGAGGAAGGCTTTGCTCAGGAACACGGCCTCATGCGGGTTTCTCCCGGAGAGGCCCAATTGGACTTCGCGGCCTTGGAGAAGTTCGCCGCGAGAACCGAGTGGATCGGCGGTCAGCCAATCCCCGGCCACGTCTACTCCAAGGGCATCGACCAGTCCTCCATCGGCCCGGACAAGACGGTCTGCTGCGTCATCGATATAAGCGTGCGGCCACGCCAGGTGGTCGCCCTCCTCATTTTCAAGCCGAAAGCCGTACGCAAGGGCAGCGATGACGCCGTGCGCGACCAGCAGAAGATGGACTGGATCGGCGAAATAGACGAAAAGTGGCCCGGTCCGACATTCATCGACGGAACCAATGAGAAGGCCATCGCCCTCATGGCGCCCATAAAGAAGCGGTTCCCCGTGTCCTTCGCCGGCGGCAGCGTTTCCCTCCAGTTCTCGAAGAAGTACGACAAAATCGACAAGCAGTGGTGGATCATCGCCCCGCGCCCCCTGCTCGTGGACCACGGCGTGAGCAACGTGAACTTCGGAACGACGGTTGTGCATCCCTCCCATTTTAGTGTACTCTCGGAAGGGCTAGCGTCCATCAAGAAGGGCGTGAGCAAGCGCCACGGGCGCAACCCGGACGAGACGGACGCTTTCCTGCTTGCGAACATCCCGATCAAGCCTAAGAAGCTCCGCACCACGGGGGAAAGCAATGTTGTGGAGTCTATCCCCCAATCCGAAGCCCTGCGCGGCTTGCGCGGGCAGCCTGGGAAACGGAGGGTCTTCTAATGCTGAGGTTCCCGTGGCAGCAGAAGCGCCCCACACAGACAACCGCCCGCAAGGGCCAGGATGCTGCGTCCGCCGCGCCCACCCCGAAGAAGCGCCTTCCCCTGGAACTGGCAGCCGTGGGCATCCCGCGAATACCGTCCGCCGATGGAATACTGGCCGCCGCCGATGTCCAAACCCGTGGGGACGGGCATTACGCGGAACTTGGCGTCTCCGGGCTGACCGTGCGCAATGGCAAGGTGTATGAAGACTACAATGTTGACCTGATGAGCCTGTCAGAGCGCATGGCGCGTTTTGAGGAGATGCGCCGCAGCGATACAGCCGTCGCCACCATCGAAAATCTCCTCTCCTTGCTAATCCGTCGAGCCTCTTGGACTGTTGTTCCCGGCAAGGGTGACACGACCAAGCGCGGCAAGAAGATTGCCGACCGCATCCAGACGAATTTGATGGAGGAATTGTCCCACTCTTGGGATGACTTTCTCCGGCAAGTGATCCTTGGCCCCATCTATGGCTTCAGCATCTTTGAGCAAGTTTGGGAGACAAAGTGGGACGGGATTACAGGATGGCGCAAGTTTGCCGACCGTGACCGCAGAACCGTCGACCGATGGATATTCGACTCCACCGGCGGGCTTCAGGGATGGGTGTGCAAGGGATACAAGTTGAGCGACCGCTCGCAAATGGTGAACGTCGAAATACCCATCGAAAAGACCCTTCTCTTCACTTGGCGCGAGGAAGCGGGCAACCCAGAAGGCATCGGACTATTGCGGCAAGCGTGGAAAGCGTGGAGCTATAAGCAGGCCTTTGAGGAGTTCGCGGCCATCCGCATCGAGCGTCAAGCTCTGTCCATCCCCGTTGCAAAGCAACCGGAGGATGAGGACCGTCCAGCCAGTGAATTGCGGGCCATGGCGCAAACTCTGGCTCGTCTGCGGGTGAATGAAGATGCCGGCATTGTCCTGCCGCCAGGGTGGGAACTGACCTTTGAATGGCCAGGGACCGCCGACGTGCCTTTTGAAAGTCATATCGAACGCCAACACCAATACATCCTCCAGACCATGCTCGCCCAATTCATCGGGTATTCGCAAGGCGGCGACAGGGGGAGCTTTGGGCTCTCAGCCGACGCGAGCAGTCTCTTCCTCCATGCCATCGTTGCCATGGCCGACTGGGTTTGCCAATACTTCAACCGGTACGCCATCGCGCGCTGGATGGAGTACAACTTCCCGAATCACTATCCCCATCCGGAATTGACCCACGGGCCCATCGGGATGCGGGACATCGGCGAGTGGGGCAACATGATCCGCGCCCTGTTCGACCTGCAGGTGCTCGTGCCTCGCAAGCTCCTGGACCACGCACTGCAGGAAGCCGGGATGCCGGGCCTTGACGATGAGGACTGGGCGCAGATGGAGAAGATGCGGGCGCAGATGAAAGGCAATGGCGGAGAGGCTGAAGCAATGTCCGAGGAGGAAGGAGTGGAGAAAGCTGATGGCGCTGGGGACGCGGAGGAAGCATAGGTCGCTGGAGCAGGTGATGAGGGACGACTATCTGGCCCTAGGCATGCTGCTGCTTGCGGTGCTGTTTATTTTCGCCTTTGCCTGGGTCCCGAAAGCAATGTGGGAATCGTTGGACAAACTGGCAAAGTAAACGACAGGAGGACAAGGACATGCGACAGAAGATGGCACTGCTGTGGTTGGTTGTGTTCGCGGCCTGTGTGCAAGCATCACCGGGTGACATCGAGGCGCGTGGGTATCTTCCACTCGCGCCGGACCCCGCTCTGGAAATCGGTGGCGGCATTGCGATTGAAGTGGCCGAAATTGACCCAAGCTGGCCGTTCATCGGCGCGTTGTTCCCAGGACATGGTGTCTTCGCCGATGTCTTGTATATCGGCGGCCAAGGCCATCTTGGTGTCAGCGGTAGCCTCAAACCGATGGCGCTGGACAATGGTTTGAGGGTATTCGGTTCGGTGTGGTGGGAGGGAGACGCTAGTTGGACCTGCGGCTTGTCTCAGGTAGTGATGGTTTGGTGACCACACCCATTTGTCGCTCATGTCCTATCCGCGTCAAGGAACAACGCCTATTCGGGACGCGTTATCGCTGTGGCATTCATGGGCGCTATATCGACCTATCCGCGCCCTGCACGCTCAATTACGTCGAGGTCGCCATTGCCAAGCAATTCCTTGCGCGCATCCTGGCATCGCTAACGTCGGACGAAAGGAAGCCTTGACAAGCGTCTGGCGACTGGCTAAGATACCAATGGCACCTCCCATCACAGCCTGGGTTGTCTCCTCCCTGAGAGGCGCGGTTATGGCCCCGCGCCTCCCCCTATAAAAACCGCCCGGTAATACCATCCGGGCGTTGCCTTTTTTGCAGGCCATACTTGACAGACAATCCCCAACGTGGTACAAGCCTTACGGGCGCTCACGAGGTTTTCCGCGCCGCGTTCCGGGCGATTATGCGAAAGCCACTTCAATCCACCGTTCTTTTCGCAAAACCCGGCAGTGATGCCCAGGCCTTTGCGCTTGCCTCTTTCGACCTGGCAAGCGCAGACGAAGACGGCCTCATCTGGCATCCCCTCATCTACCCCGGCGTCTGGGAACACCCGGTATTCGGCGTCTTTGAAGTCACCCATGACGACATCGCCCTCATGCTTGCCGCTTTTGAGGACGGCGTCCCTACGGCGCTTGGCATCCCCATTGACGAACGCAATGACCATCTCCCTAATCCCGAAGGAGCCTATGGCTGGATTCGGGCGCTGGAAATCCGGGACGTGGATGGATATGAAGGCGTCCTGTGTTGCGGCGTGGAGTATACGGAACTTGGCAAGGCGAAGATTGGCAGCCGAGAGCTTCCCTTCATCTCCGCGCATTTCCAGATAAGCGATGCGGAGGACGTGGTGTATAAGGGTCATGCGACGCTTATCAAGGGGGCCGCGCTTACGAGCAGGCCTTTCTTTTGGCAACAGCCCGAAATGCAAATTGCGGCGAGCGCCTACAATTTGCGGGAACAAGAGCAGGACAATGAAGAGGGCGGCGCGTCTGCCCAATCGACTGGAGGTGCGTCAACCATGACGGAAGCCCAGGCAAGGGCGCAAGTGGAGGAAGCCCTCGGCACTGTTCTGACTGACGAGGAATGGGCAAAGATTTCCGAGGGCCGCACATTCGCCGAGGAAACGGATGAAACAAAGACCGAAGCAGACGCCCAGGAGGAACAGGTGGATGCCGAGGCCGAGGCCGAGGCCGAAACTGTAGCGGCTGAAACATCCGCCGAGTCGGTCGAAGAAGCCGCCGCAGAGGAGTCCAGCGACCAGGCGGAGGCTGGTG